GGACTATCGAACGGAGCGAGGCCACCGAGTTCCGCGGGTATGAACCGGGAGGCGACGTCACCATCTGGCGCCGCAGTACCGCGCCCGCCTATCGAGGGAAGGGCATCGAAGATTGTCTACAGGCGGATGTGTGGGCGGCCGATCTGACCCATGCGATCAAGATTGCGAATGAGCACCGCGGCCGACTGATCGCCACGGGCGAATGGGACCAGACGGGTACGGAAACTGGTACAAAAGGTTAGCAGTAAAGGTTAGCAGTCGCTGTAAACGACTGCGAACACAACGCTTACCTATGGCCGGCAACATCCTTTCAAGGCCAAAACACGGGTTCGAATCCCGTTGGGGACGCCAGGACAAAAGAGCGAATGAATCAATGGAAATGGGCCTAAAGTTGCACTTTCCGGGGTCTGGCGCCGAAACCCATTTCGGCCCGTTCGGGACCAAAAAGGACCGTTTTTGGTACCAAAGGTTAGCAGAAAGGTTAGCAGCAGGCGTCGGGTCAGCGCGGCAGGGCGCTCACCAATTCGGCCACGCAGAGCAGGAGCACCGGCACCCAGAGCGGCACGCGCCCCACGCCGGCCCCGATGGTGAGCAGGAGCGCGAGCACGACGAGGACGAGCGACACGGTTACGGGCATCGGTCCCTCCCTTAGCGCCGCGTCAGCACGGCAATGATGAGCACGAACACGAGCAGAATGAACGCCAGATTCTGGAGCTGGTCGACGTTCACGGGCTTGCCAGATCATCTGTGGAGTTCGGCGGGTAATGGTCTGCGGACGCTTTCAGTAAGGCTTCAGCTAATTGAGGCATCGTCTCGTGATCGAGGTAGCACTCAAAGATCACCATCACGGCCCCATTCGGTTCGATACGGATGTTGACGTTATGACACTGCTTCGGCACCCACGGCATCTTGCCGATCAAGTGACTCAAGAGGCGATTGCCGAGGAATGCCGCCATCAAATCACCCTCAGCACGGCGAGGACGCGGATCAGGTCCTCGAGCGTCAGGGTCACGGTCAGGTCGACGTCGCGGGTCGCGGCGCCGGCCGGGACACACGGGAGCGGCGTCGGCGGGCGCCAGATCTCCGGGTTGCTGTCGCCGGCCCGGTTGAACGCGGGCCGCGCGCTCGTCGAGACCGAGCTCGTGATGATGTCCCAGATCCCATGATCGCCCCCGTAGAGGCAATGCACGGCGTCGACGGCATGTGCGTTGTACTGGTTCTGCCCCGCCGCTTTCGCGACGTGCCCCCAGGGCGGCGAGCCCCACAGCGCCCCGAGCTGGCGACAACATTCCTCCGTGAACATCCCGCAGCCGGTTTTGGTCGCGAGGTTGTAGGCGCCGGTCGCATACACGGCGTTGATCACCTCGAGCGGCGTGCTGCCGGTGATGGGCGGCGGCTCGGGCGGCGGCGGCTCGGGCAGGTCCACCAGCGTGAAATCGTCGCACTCGAGGAACGCGCGCGGCGCATCGTCCACATACGTGAGCCGGCCGCGGAGCTGCAGCGGGACCTTCCCCTCCGCCTCGATGTTGAGCTGCGCGCCGTTGCCGTCCGGCACCATGTCGGGGATGTCGAACACCCAGCCGGGGCGGCCCTGCGGATCGGTGCCGGGGCCGGCGATGCCGGTCCAGCCGCTATCGTGCGCCAGCGTGACGAGCGCGGGGACATTCGTGAACACGTAAAAGCGGTGCGGCATCTGGTTACTCCGGTAACGGCGTCCCGCCGCCCTGGCCAAATTCATCGGCGAAGTCGGCATCGGTCATCACGTCGCTGAGCCGGGCGCCCTTCTTGTCCCACACGAGCCAGTCGGTCTCATGCAGCGCCTTCATGCCCGCGTCGGTGTGCGCGTGCAGCCCGCCCGGCGGGAACACCTCGCAGTCATCGACGCCGGCCGGGAGCGTCATGCCCGCGGTGTATTGCTCGGCCTGCACCTTGTGCGGTTTCGCGACGTATTGCTTCGGGGCCATCGGTCCTTCCTACGCGGTGTAGAGCACGTGATAATTCAGCCACGATCCGGTGGTCCAGGCCACGGGATGCGTGGCATCCATCGCGACGCCGGCCGTGCCGACGTGGCCGGCAAAGGGATTGATGGAGGTCGCCGCCACCATATAGGCGCCCGTGACACTGTAGGCGCCGCCGATGAAACAGAGCCCGCCCGCCAGCGGCGCCGAGTTCGCCGAGTTCGGCATCGCAATCGGGAGCGAGAACACCCAGCCGCCGCTCCCGAGGTTCGTCGTCGAGCCCACGAGGAGATAGAGCTGCACGTAGACGAGATTCCCGACGCGCGCGTAGTAGCCGGTCAACGCGCCGTTGCCAATCGCGGCGGCGCCGGCCGTCCAGGTCGGCGTATAGCCGATGAGGGTGCCGATGCCGTCGATCTGGTTATAGAGCTCGGTCTTCCAGGCGTTGTTGATGATCGTGCCAACAGTCCCGCTGCCGTCATCGTCTACCATGGAAGTGCGAGTAATTGCCATGTCGGGTTACCTCGCCACGTCGCGGGTCGCGAGCCGCAACAAATCTTCAAACGAGAAGCGCGAACTGCTCGCCTGGACCGTGAACGTCGGATACTGCGTTGGGTACGGGCGGAAGTTGTTGATCACGACGTGCTGAATCTTGAACGTGCCGACGAGGTTCGTCGGCGCTGGCAAGTTGCAGACGATGTCGAGGCCCGAGCGCGTCAACAGGTCGCGGCTCGTGTAGCTCACGCGAATCTGGTCGAGCGCGCGTTCCGCGAGGGTCGCGTTGCCGCGCGCACGCGCTTCGCCGATGGACAAGCGCCGGTCCTGCACCCACTCCTCGCGGAGGCCGGTCCCGCCGACCGCCGCCGCGAGCTGCGCGGCCCTCGTGGCGTCGTCGACCTGCACGACGAGATAGATTTCGTCCCCGGCTGACAACGCCTGCACGAGGGACCGCCCGCCGCTCGCCGGAATCCCGGTGAGCATCGGCGCGGCGGTCACGGTCGAGTTGTACGCAATCGTCGCCGTAATCGCCCCGATCCCGCTTATGGGAATCCCGGTGAGGTAGCCCGCGATCAATGTGGTGGAGGTATAGCGAATGACCTGCGCCCCGTTGCCGATGATGGCCCAGCCGCCCAGACTCTCAAACGGCCCCGCGCCCGCCACTGGGAGCACGGACGATCCTGCCAGCACCTGGCCGTCGGGTTGTTGCAGTGCGGACGTGTCGGTGCTGGGAACATTCACCCCGAGCGCGGCGTCGGCGGCGGTATCGCTGTAGGTCGTGGCGGTGTTATTGGCGATCGTGGCGAGGAGTTTGAGTTGCGCGGCGTTCGCCGCCGTGCGGTACACCTTGCGCTGGGTGACGGCGGCGGCGCCAATCGGAATCGCCGAGAGGAGGACCGTGCCCTGCGTGGCGGTCGTGTTCGTGGCGGGTTCCGGCCCTTGGCCCACGATCGTGGCATCACTCGGCGTCGAGCCGAGGTTCACGTACGTCCCAGGGACGTTGGGCGCACTCGAACCGCGGTAGAACGTGGCGCCTCCGGCGACCGTGCGATAGACAAACACGTATTTGACCGTGGGGCTGGCCGAGCAGGGAATCGCGGTCTCGATCGCCGCATTGTTCGCCGCCCCGCCAGAATTGTTGGCCCGCATCACGGCTGAGGGCGGCGAGGCTAAGGTGACATTGGCCGGCGGCACGCCGGTGTCGGTCGCATAGGCATACTTGATCTGGTAAAACCCGTTTTCTAGGAGGTTCCCGAAGTAGTTATCTGGGGGCGTGCCCCCGGTGGGAGCGACTGGGGGATTGGCGAGTTGCTGGCCCGCCGTGATCGTCGCGATCGGGCTCGGCAACGATTCCCCGGCCGCGGTGACGAACGTCACGGCGTAGCCATGCACGCCGGGCGTGATGCTGCCCCCCGTCTGCGTGGCGAGCGTGACCGCCGTCGAGGGGCCGATGCCAGGGCCAACCAGCGTCCCGCCGCCGCCCGATACGACGCCGGCGAACGTCAGATGCTGCGCGCCGCCCTCCGCCCCTTGATACGACGCCTTCAGAAACACATCCGGGAGCGCCTGGAACATATCCACCGCCTCGAGCGGCAGGATCGTGTCGCCGATGGTGACGGCACTCAGGAGCCGGGAGCCGCGGCCCTCGACATAGACCCGCGTCAACGCCTGACTGCGATCGGTGTCGCGGGTGACGTTGTCGAGCGAGGGATGGGTCGGCACGAGGGCCGAGGGCGTCTGCGCCGTATCGGTGAAGAAGAAATGCACGTCCTTGAAATAGTCGACGTACCAGTACGCGCCGATGCGGTTCGCGGTGCGCGAGAGCGCCTCGCCCAGGTCCTCGTTCGTGAACGTAATCTCTGGAATCGTCGGGAGCCCCGCCGCGACGTGCAGACCGGTGAAGCCGTTCGCCGCCGCATAGGTCGCGATCAAGTCCTGCACAATCGCGCTCGCGGAGAGGTTCGCGTACCGCTTCGTCACTTTCGGGAACCCGAATTGCCACGTGTAGTCGACCGCTTGCACGTCCGTCCGCACGTTGACGGGCTTTTCCCAATACGACTGCTGCGCGGCGAGCACATGCCCCGCGAACAGCCGCAGGCCGTTCTGCGAGCCGAGCGTGATGATCACCTCCTGCCCGGTCGTGATGGTCGTCGGGCCGATGATCCGAAAGCGGCACGTGTTCGGCGTCTCGTTGAGCTCGTCCACGATTTCGAGCGTGCCGAGCTTGACGTCGCCCGTCGCCGGCAGCCCGCCCACGGCGATAAACGCGCCCCCGCCGACGTAGCCGCTCCGCGTGGCGCCCGAGCGCGCGACGTTGCTCAGCGCGTAGGTGTACGCCTTCTGGTTGCCGGTGATCGCCATTAGACCGGGAGCCGGTTGCCGCCGGTACGATACGAGCTCGTGACGGCATCGCCGACGACGCGCGCGATTTCGTCCTTGTTGCCGAGGACCGAGCCATTGATATTGATGTTGATCGGCGAGCCCGTGCCGAGATACCCGCCCGCCCCATACCGCGCCACTTGATTCTGATTCCAGGTGGGCGCCATCCCGGCCACGGACCCGCCGACGCTCGGGTTGGGGCCGACGCCGGCCGCGTGGGTGGCCTGGCCGAAGTCGCGCACGGCATCGGCCGCGTCCTTGACGGCCGGCGCAATCTCCTCGATGGCTTCGACCCAGTCCACGATGGGCTCGGGCGACCAGGCGTTCTGGGCGAGGACGCCCATTTCGTTGTAGAAGCCCCGGAGCTGCGCCGCTTCCCGCTCGGTCGCCGCTTGCTGCGCGGCTTCGTATTCCATCCGGCCCACGCCGATGTCGTTCCACATATCGCGCTCAGCCGTCGCCCGCGCCGCGGCGGCGTCCGTCGCGCGGTTGGCCGCCGCGACCGTCTGCTCGACCACCGCATGAACCGCGTCCGCCGTCGCGCGGACCGCGGCGGCGACCGCGACCTGCCCCGCCGCCATCTTGTCCGCGGCGGCGCGGTTGATGATCATCGCCTCGTTGAAGTCGGTCACTTCATAGCCGGCATTCTTCGAGGCGAGGGCGAGCACGTCGGCCTTAGCGCCCGCGCGTTGGGCCGCTTCCGAGACGCCAAACAATTCATTCACGAAGCGGCCGATGATCGCGTCGCTGCCCGTGAGGTCCGCGATGAAGCGGCCCATATTCCAGCCAGTCATCGCCGCGCTGGCGAGCCCGAGCGCCGTCCCGAGCGTCCCGACTTGCCCCGCCGTCTTGCCGACCATCTCGCCCAGGTCCGCGACGGCGCGGATTTGCGGCCCGATGTTCACGCCGGCCTGGGCGAGCAGCCCATCGACCTTGCGGAGCTCTGTGGCGAACCCCCCGGCCGCGGCCGTGCTGTCGCGGTAGCCTTTGACGTCCATCAGCCGCCCGCCGGCCCGATCGACGGCCGTCTCAAACGAGAGGAGCGTCTTCTCCGCGCCTTTGACGCCCTGGTCGAAGTCGGTAAAGTCGGCGACGAATTTGGCCGTAACAGCCATTAGGCTTGCTCGTTCAGCATCTCGAGGAGCACGTCATAGTCCAGTTCATCTAGCTCACGGACCCAGTCAACGCGCCAGCCACAGCGGAGGGCGAGGGCGAGGTCACTGCGGCGCCGCTCGTGCGTCTTTTTTTTTCCCGCGCCCGCTCGGCGACCATCTGTTTCTCGTGGAGCGCAATCGCGGTGTAGATTTCGTCGAAGTCCTCGGAGAACAGATTGCGGACGATGCGCTCGACGACCTCGATGGGCTCGCCCATGATCACAATGCGCTCGCCGGCGTCGTCGGTCAGCGACCAGTCGACGAGGTACGCGGTCACCATCGAGAGCTTGATCTGGCCGGGAATCACTTTGAGCTTGCCGTCGTCATCCGTCTCGTACTGGCGCGCGTAGCTGTCGCTGCGCTCTCCGTGCGTCAGCCGGGTCTTGACGGTGAGCGTGTCGCCGTCGGAAATCGTGAGCGTGGTCGTACTCGGTCGGACGAAGCGCGAGGCCATAGATCTCCTATTGCAGCGGCGGTCCCAAGGTCGCCCGCAGTTCCGTGCCGGCGAGGTCAATCGCTTTCACTGCCAACGTGAACCGCGTGGCGCCGCGGGGCGCCGTGAACACGAGCTCCCGATACTTGGCGGCCTGCTGACATTGCCACGCATCGGCGCGATCGAACGTGGCGGTCAGCGTCCACGCCCGCGGCGTCTTGTAGATGCGCCAGTGCGTGAGGTCGGCGACGCGCCGATGCAACCAGAGCAGCTTGCCGGTCGCGCCGTGCAGCGTGAGCTCGTCGAACACTTACGGATGCACGCCGGCGGTCCACGCCGTGCCGTTCCAATACACGTCGGACCCGTTCCCCATCTCGACGTGCTGGCCGATGGTCCAGTTGGTCCCCGGGGACGCGACGATGCCGGTCATGTTCGCGAGGGCGAACGGCGGCGTGGCGCCGGCCGGCGTGAACGATCCTGGGAGGCCGGCGGTCGCGCCGGTCGCCACGACGGTCCCCGGCACGGTCCACGCGCCGGCCCCGGCCCAGGTGCCCGTGACCTTGGGCGCCGCGAGCGAACAATCGATGCTCGCCGACAGGTACGCCGGCCCTTGCCACTTGAACCCCGGCTCCTGGTTGTTGACCTGGAGGCTCAGCGTCCCCGGCGTCCCGGAGTCGGACGCCTTCCAGAGCGCGAGCTCGGCGCTGTTCCAGAACCCGCCAATCTCGCCCTTCATGTCTTTCATGCCGGGAATGTAGACCTTGTTCGTATCGCCGAAACAGGTCACATCCTCCATCTCGATGGACATATCGAGGGTCCACGTGTTCAGCGAGACGATCTCGACGAGCGTCGAGCCGCCTGCGGGGTCCCACGAGACTTTGCCGTACCGACCGGTTTTGATGGCCATGCGTTACTCCTCGTCGGCCGAGCCCGACACCTGGCTCGCGCCGTGTTGATAGAGCCGGAAGATCACGTCCTGGATCGCCTGGCGCCGGTACGCTTCCGCGATGGGAAAGAAGGTCGGATTCGGCTTCATGCGGCCACGATTCGCCTTGGCCTTGTTCTCGCGGACGTTGGTCCCGCGCTCGTAGATGTAGCCATGCGGCGCGGTCTGCACGAGCTCGGCGCCGCTCAGGACCTGCCCGCGCGCCGGCTTCAGCACGAGGCCGCCACGCAACTTGCCACTCTTGTAGGGATACTTCGCGGCGATGTCGGCCTTGGCGTCAGTCGCGCTGTCCACCATGATGGTGTTGGCCTCGTCGACGAGGTCGGCCGTCAGGGTCTGGAGCTCCTGCATGAAGCTGTCGAGGCCCGACCAGGTGACGCTAACTTTGGTCGCCATCGAACACTTCCCGCCCGGTCAACTCGAGTTCGATGTCCCGCTCGTCGCGGTTCACGGCCGCGTCAATGTGAAAGATGCGTCCTTCGAAATGAATCCGCGCGTTCGGCGTCGTGAGGCCGGGATGGTAGCGGCCGATGAACGTCGTGGTTCCGGCTTCACTCCGCACCGCACAGTACCAAGTCGCTGGATCTAAAGGGAGATAGCCACTGCTGCCGTTTGGCACATCCAGCGCGACGACATGCTCGTACTGGCCGATGTTCATGCGACGACCGGATCGCGATAGGCGGCGAGGAGCCGGTAGATTTCCGGCCACGGGTCCGGATTGGTCCCGTCGCCGCGCTCTTTGTAGTAGTACGCGGTCAGCAACTGGATCGCGTGCGTGACGGGCTTGGGTGCGGTCAGCGCGGTCCACGTGGGGTCGGCGCCGACGGCGAGGTACGACAGGATCGCTTCCTGCGCGGTGTCGAGTTTCTGCTGCACGTCGGCGTCGTACGCGGTGCCGGTGAGATGGAGATGCACCTTCGCCTGCTGCACGGTCCAGAGCGGCGGCAGCGTCACGCGCGAGAAGGCGAGCGTCACGAGACGGGCTCCTCGACGGGGTCGGTGGTCGGGGTTGGCGGCGGCGCCGCAGGAATCGTGGGCGGGTCCCGATCGTCCAGTTTCGCCAGCGGCCAGTTCTGCTGCTGCATGTACGGGGTCTCGCCGCCCTTCACCGGCTTGAGCTTCAACCAGATGTCGCGGGCTTCATTCGGCGCGACTGCGCCGGAGTTCACGGCGATCTGGACGGCGTTGACGCGGCTCGCGGTGTCCATCCAAATCAGCAGCGCGTCGTCGAATTCGATGGTCAGATACGAGGGCAGGTCGAGCCCGACGACGAGGCACGTCGCGATGCTCACGAGATGCGGCTCGAGACACTGCGACTTGTACTGCAGTTGCGAGGCTTCGGCGTTCGCGTAGGGCGGCTGCTTGCTGCTGTTGAGAATCGAAATCGGCAGGCCCAGCACTTCGCAGATTTTCTCTTCGGTCCACCCGAGCTGCTCGATGACCTGGGCATCGACGGCACTCGTCGAGACCGATTCGTACTTCATGCCGAGCTCGGCGATGAGAATTTCCCCGCTCTTGAAGTTGGCCGCGTCGGTTTTCAAGCGCGCCGCGGATTGCGGGTCGAGCTTGGTTGGCGCAATCAACACGCCCGAGGGCCGCGCGCCCTTCGCAAAGAAGGTCGTGCTGTTGTCCTGAATGGCTTTCGCCTGGGCGATGGCGCCGCCGATGGCCGACAGCGGCGAGATGCCGACCAGGTGGTGATAGAGACAATTCCAGCGGTCGTGAATGATCTCGCGCGCCGGCACGACCACGGGCGCGGTCTCATTCGCCATCCCGGCCAGCTCGTTCGACTGCAGCTCGTAATACACGCTGCCATCGGGCGCGACGAGCACCTTGACGCGCGCGGGGTCGAGCAGATGCAGCTCGTTGACGACGCCGCGCTCGTCCCGCCGCTTGAGCGCGTACGTGTTGCCGCAGAGCAGCTTGCTCAACACCCAGGCTTCGATGAACTGCTGCGACGTCTGGTAATGATTCGGCCGGCGCAGCACGGGCGAGTACGCGGGGTTGGTCGTCTCGGTCCAGAAGCCATGGCGGTCGCGCTCGAGGAGGAGCGGCGGCGCAATCTTGCTGATGTCCTGACTGATGCGCGACACGGCGCCAAAGACGCTCGGGTTCTCGAGCGCGGACCCGGTGGTGAGCGGGTCGTTATTCTGCCAGGCGCCGGGATAGGGCTCGCGGACCACCGGGTACCACGAGCCGGTACCCCCGCCGACGAGCGTCAGCATGGACGCCAGGCGCGACCGGACCGTGCGGAGCACGCTCATCGGCTCAGGCCGATTCGTCCTGCATCACGACGCCGGTGGGCGCCGGCCAGGCCGCCGCGGTCAGATACTTGACCGCGTTGGCGTTGACCTTCTTCCAGTTGATGAACCGCTCGGCCCGGAGCGCGACGCAGTTCATCTGGAACATGGAGGCGAGCACCGTCGTCGCCACGACCGGGGAATCGGGCGCACTATCCATCTGCAACGTCGCTTCACTGCTCGCGTCGATGGTGACGCCGCCGTCATCCGCGTAGAGAATCAGCGAGGGCTGCAAGGCAATGACCTTGGTCGTCACGGTGTTGCTAACGATGAACGAGAGACCCTTCCACGTCCCGCCATTGATGGCGATACCGGGGAATTGCGGCGAGCCGTCGCTATAGGTCTTGAACGAGAGCGCCATCGCGTTCGCGGGCGACATGATGAACGTGAGGCCGTCGACCGGGATGTTGTTGGTGGAGAAATGCGAGATGAGCCCGAGGATATCGGCCAGCGGGTTGGCGGTCGCCGCGGCGGTGGGTGCGCCGTTCGTGATGGACGCCGGATTGACGCCGGCCACAGCCGCGACGGCCGGATCGGTGAACTGCGCGTCGATGAAGCGCGCGATGCTGGCGACCATCTCGCGCCGCACGACCTCTTCGGCCTTGGGGCTCGACAGTTTGATGAGCTCTTGGGTCAGGACGATGATGCCGGCGACCTTGGCCCAGTCGAGCGTCACGCTCGCGAAGGTCAGTGCCGTGACCGGCTTGGGTTTCACTTCCCCGACCCAGTTGTACGTGCCGCCGGCGGTCTGCTGCGGAATCTTGGTGTTGAAGGGCACGCTGTAGAGGCCGGGAATCTTGTCGACGATGGTCGCCGCGCGCAGCAGTTCGATGAAGTCCTTGCTGATGTTCGGCTGCACGAGCGGGCCCGCCCAGGTCGCATCGGTCGCGGTGCCGGGGGCGACCGCCGCCTTGAGCGCGAGCACGACTTCAGGCGACGTGTCATTCCAGCGCGCCGCCGCCCAGGTCGCCGGCTCGACGCCGGCCTGCTTCGCCGCCATAGTCGCGCAGACGTAGCGGATAAAGGACGTCCCCTTCGGGAGCGTCGGCGTGACCGAGACGTGCTGATACGGCGACGTGACCGTTCTGGCGCTCGACATCTGCAGTTTCTCGACGTCGCGCCAGTGCGTGACCGTCTGGTCGACCGCGGCGAGCTGCGCCTTGATGCCGTCGAGCGTGGCGGCGGTGTCGGCGTCGAGCGTATCGCCGTTCGCGCCCTTGGCGGCCATGACGTCGGCGACCTGGGCGATGAGCGCGGCCCGCTTCTGGTCGAGCGCGGTGATGTTCTCGGAGATCGTCATGACGGGCCTCTCTTGATCGAGTGATTTGACGGTGAGAATGGACGCCGACGCATTGGCCGGGATGGTCACCAGGGACAGTTCACAGATTTCGCTTTTGGTGATGCGCCGCACGCCCGACGCGAGCCGCTCGAGCCCGCCGTCCAGCACGCGGTAGCCAATCGAGACGCCGGTAATCACGCCGGCTTTGATGGACTGCCACGCTTCATCCACGCGCGCCTTGAACGGCCCCGGCTCGTCGAGCTCCGGCAGCGTGGCGTCGAAGGCGATGCCGGCCGCGGTGCGGGTCAGCGTGACGCGCCCGATGGGTTGCTTCGTGTCGTGATGGAACAGGAGCGGCAGCGAGTCGCGGAAGGTCGCGCCGGCCGGGTCGAAGCTGTCGCCCTGGCGATCAAGCTCGGGGGTGGAGGCGATGCCAGAGAACCGGCGGCCCGCCGGCGCGACCGATTTGATTTCGAGCAGGGAATAAGCGCGGTCCACTTGGGCCGCCACTATATGCTGGGGCTTGACAAAACGCCAGCACTATCGGATCGCCCATCTCTTTTCGAGATGGATGGGCCGCAGCACACGTCTCGCCCCGAGTCAAGTTCAAGTTAGGCGATGCGCTAACTTGAATGCAAGTTAGCCGATGAGCGAAATCGAATAATCGAGCGTCGGGGTCCGCGCGTTGCGGTCCATCAGGTCGACCGCCATGATGAGCGCGACCACGGCGTCAATGCGTTCGGTCGATGCGGATTTGGAGGGTTTCAGATTGCCCGCGTGGTCACTCTCGAGCGCCACGTTCGACATGCACCACCGCAGGACCGGGTCACCATCGTGGCGCAGTTGCCGCGTGAGAATGCCGCGTTCCAGCGACTTGGTCGGCGCCGAGAGCCACGCATACGTCTGCCCCATCTTGACGCAGCGGAGGCCGTCTTCCTCTTCGAGTTGTTTAATCAGCGCGCTCGCATTCCATGGATCGTACGCGACGAGCTGCACGTCAAACTCGGCACACCACGCGAGCAACGCCCGCCGCACCACGGGGTAATCGATGGCGCGGCCCGGGATCGCCGTGATGACGCCGGCGCGCGCCCACTCATCATACGGGGCACGGTCGCGCCGCGCGCGATCGCGAATCCGGTCCTGTGGGACAAAACACTGGGCGAGCACGTCATAGCTCGTGCCCTCCGCATCAGGGAACACGGCGGCCATCGCCGTGAGATCTTCCGTGGAGCTCAAGTCGAGCCCGACGTAGCAGCGCCGGCCCTGGAGCGCGTGTTTGTCAAAGGCTGATGACAAACACGCGTCCCAGTGCGCCATCGGCATCCAACGACTCGATTGCTCGGTCCATTGGTTCAGATACAGCCGGCGGAAGTTGTTTTCCTGGGCGGGGATCTCCTTCGCGCGGGCACAGGCCGTCGTCATCTCCTCAAGACTCCGGAAGTCGCCCAGCGCCGGATTTGCCTTGTGCCACACCCGCGGGCTCGTCCAGTCGGCGTCCATCGGCGCCTCATACAGCACCGACAGGAACGTGGGGTCGAGCCCAGGGTTTTCGTGCACTTTTTTCGCGTGCTGATAGAGCTCCCACAGGATGGAATGCCGGTCATACCCGGCCGTCGAAATCGCCAGGAGCAGCGGTTGCCGCCGAGCCCCCATCGAGGTCGACAGCACGTCGTAGAGCTCGCGACTCGGCGCCGCATGCAGCTCGTCGTAAATCACCATCGAGGCGTTGAAGCCGTGCTTGCTGTAGGCCTCGGCGGAAATCGCCCGGTAGAAGCTCCCGCTGGCTTTGTGGACGATGCGCTTCTGCGAATCGACGATGTAGCACGCGGCGTCGAGCGCGGGGTCGTTGCGAATCATCTGGGCCGCGACCCCGAACACGAGACTAGCCTGGTCCTTATCGGCCGCGGCCGAATACACCTCGGCCCCCACCTCCCCATCGGCCAGGAGCCCATACAGCGCAATCGCCGCCGCCAGCTCGGTTTTCCCATTCTTCCGCGGGACCATGAACAAGGCGGTGCGGTACTGCCTGAGCCGGTCCTTCCGCTTTTTGAACAGGAGCCGCACGAGACGGCGCTGCCAGGGCCTCAGGTTGAACGTCTGGCGGGCGAACGCGCCTTTGGTATGGGTCAGGCCGTTGATGAACGAGATCGGGTCTCTGGGAGGCGCTGGGGGCTCCTGGGGGCCATCGTGGCGCACGGTCGGCGGGGGGGGCTTCCGGTTCCACCCGCCGGCCTGGGTCGGTTTCCCCGGGTAAACCTTGGAATCAGGCATGGGTCAGATGGGCGTCAGCTGCGTTGGGACCGCAGGGTTTGGGAAGCCCCACGCGCTCAACATTTTACGCCCCCCCCATGCAGATTTGTTGATGTTTCGCGCTTGGTCTTCGCAGTGTG